AATTATTCTGAAGCAGACTATGACGATTTACTTGCTAGAGATGAGCAAGGTAACTTAACACATACAGTATGGAGTAAACCATGAGTTTAATTAAAGTACAGGGAAGTTCTATTGAAAATTTAACTACTGGTAAATTATTACAAGTTCAACACACAAACTATAATACAAGTGTTTCTATTTCAAATCAAGGTTATGAAACAACTGGATTAACTTGTGCTATCACACCAAGTGCAACAAACTCAAAAATATTTGCTATGTTTAAATTACAATGTAGAGGTCATAGTATTACAAGCTCTTACGAATGGGGTTATTCTTGTAAAGTTACTAGAACAGGTGGAGCAACTGGAGATATATTTGAGGAAAAATCTGGTACAGGAGAAAGTTATTCAACATATTTTACTCAAAATGCAGATACAACACATACTGCTCATCATAGTTCTTTTTCATTTTTAGATACAACACATAATACTACTTCTGCAATAACATATACAGTTTTTGCTAAAGCACAAAGTGGTAATGAAGCCGCAAATTTTCAAAATGGTACTTTCCCATCACAATTTACTTTAATGGAAATTGCCGCATGAGTAATAAATTTTTATCTGCATTAAAAATTGTTAGACCAAATACTCCTATGTCTTTTGTTGGAGAAATAGAAACAGAAGAAGATTTTAAAAAAGTAAATTGGGAAACAGGAATAGATGAAAATGGATTTTCTATTACAACAAACACTTGTCCTCATAGCGAAATTACATGGACAAAAGTAAAAGAAGAAATGGATAAGTTATAATGCCTAAACATTTCTGTGATTGTGGCAAAGAAGTATATTGTAATTGTATGCCACCTTGTCCTGATTGTGGTGCGTTAAGAATGAGTGATTGCACTTGTCCTGATGATTGTGAATCATGTGGTGCATAAATGAAAGTATCAGATAAAACTGAGATAGGTTTACCTCTCAAAAATTTATTAGGTTTATTAGCTGCAGTAGCAACTGCTGTATGGGCATACTTCGGTATTATTGAACGCCTAAATAATATTGAAACAAATGGAAAACTTATGATTACTGATGTAGAAAAAAATACTGAGTTTAGAATTAAATGGCCTAGAGGTGAGATGGGATCACTTCCAGCAGATAATGAGCAGTTTATGTTAATAGAACATATAGCTGGACAAGTAGAAAAACATACAGAACAACTGGAAGGAGGTATGCATAACAAAGTGAATATCGATTTTCTAAAAGATCAGGTAAGTAAATTACAAGATGATGTAGAAAAATTAAAAGATAAAGTGAGGGAAGCCAATGGTCATTGAGTATGTGTTTAGTTTATGTATGTTTGTCAACGGATCGTTAGATGGGCATATGATGACAGATGGTCTATCAGACTGTCTAAGAGTTAAAAGAGAAGCCGAAAGAAATTTAGCAATAAATAGAGCAAATGTTATTCGGTACGAATGTGGTAAAGTTAAAGCAGAACTTAGACCAGATTCTGAAGGTAATTTAAAAATATATAAAATAATAGAAGATAAATACTAATGAAAGTTTGGTTATTAGTATTGTTTCTACATACACCTGATATGCCTAGCATAAAATATCAGGCACATTTATACAAATCTGAGTGGGATTGTTCTATGGCAAAGGAAGAATACATGGCACATTATTATTCTGAGTCAGAATCCTATAGAGAAACTATGAAAACAAACGCATACTGTTTAGAGTTTGATTCATTTCCTATAGCGTACTTCTCACATATCCATGAAATTTAAAGGTCATAAAGTACTTGTCATAGGTGATACCCACGATAGTCCACACATAAATCAAGATAGATTTATTTGGATTGGAAAACATATTAAAAAAATAAAACCAGATTATATTATTCATATAGGTGATTTCAGTAGCTT